TCAAGAAAAGGTATTATCCTTATTTCAAGATAACCCATATTCTATTATTTTGAAATCTAGACAATTAGGTATATCTACCTTATCAGCTGGATTTTCATTGTGGGAAATGTTATTTCATAAAGACAGAAACATACTATGTATAGCAACAAAACAAGACACTGCTAAAAACATGGTTACAAAGGTAAAATTTATGTATGAAAATTTACCTTCATGGCTCAAAGTAGATGCAGATGAAAATAACAAACTAACATTACGATTAAAAAATGGTTCGCAAATTAAAGCAACTTCAGCAGCATCAGATGCAGGTAGATCAGAAGCAGTATCTTTACTAATAATAGATGAGGCTGCATTTATTGATAACATTGGAGAAATTTGGGCATCAGCACAACAAACACTAGCAACTGGTCAGCACAACAAACACTAGCAACTGGAGGTGGATGTATAGCATTAAGTACTCCTTATGGTACTGGAAATTGGTTTCACCAAACATGGGTTAGAGCAGAAAATAAAGAAAATGATTTTTTACCTATAAGACTACCATGGCAAGTCCACCCAGAAAGAGACCAAACATGGAGAGATAGACAAGATGAATTACTAGGTGACCCTAGAATGGCAGCACAAGAATGTGATTGTGATTTTAGCACCTCAGGTGATGTAGTATTTTATCCTGAATATATAGAATTTTATGAAAAAACATACATTAAAGACCCTCTTGAACGTAGGGGAGCTGACCGTAATTTATGGGTTTGGGAACCATGTGACTATTCAAGAACTTATATGGTGGTTGCTGATGTGGCTCGTGGAGATGGGAAAGACCATTCTGCATTTCACATTATTGATATTGAAAATAATGTTCAAGTGGCTGAATATAAAGGGCAATTAGGCACAAAAGAATATGGACATTTACTAGTAGGTATAGCTACAGAATATAATGAAGCATTACTTGTAATAGAAAACAATAGTATAGGTTGGTCTACAATACAAACAGTTATAGATAGAGGATATCAAAACCTCTACTATTCACCTAAGAGTGGAGAAGTAAGAGCAGATTCGTATTTTGAACAATATATGGATACATCAAAAATGGTACCTGGATTTACAATGTCATCAAGAGTTAGACCTATGGTAATAAGTAAATTCCAAGAATATTTAGGTGATAAAGGTGTTACATTTCAAAGTAAAAGATTACTAGAAGAAATGAGGACATTTATATGGAAAAATGGTAGACCAGAAGCACAACAAGGATACAATGATGATTTAGTTATGTCTTTTGGTATTTCAATGTATGTAAGAGACACAGCATTTAAGTTTAAACAGCATGGGATGGATTTAACAAAAAGTATGTTAAATAACATAACCTCAAACAACCCAAATTATATAGGTGCTTATAAAGCACCAAAAGATAAAAACCCCTGGAAAATAGATAACCCCTATTCCAACGGAGAAGAAGACATTAGGTGGCTTCTATAATATTTATAACAATATAAGGATATAAAAATGGCAGATACTAGATTATTTTCACGATTAAAAAGATTATTTTCAACAGATGTAATCATACGCAATGAAGGAGGTAACCAACTTAAGGTTATGGATATTAATAAAATCCAACAATCTGGTGAATATGAAAACAATTCATTGGTAGACAGATTTAATAGGTTGTATACTACTTCTCCAACTTCATTATATGGTGCTCAAAATAACTTTAACTATCAAACTTTAAGACCACAACTATACTCAGAATATGATGCTATGGATACGGATGCCATTATAGCTTCTGCTTTAGATGTTATAGCCGATGAAAGTACACTTAAAAATGATATGGGAGAAGTACTCCAAATTAGATCATCTGATGAAAACATACAAAAAATATTATATAATTTATTTTATGATGTTTTAAACGTAGAATTTAACTTATGGCCTTGGGTTAGAAATATGTGTAAATATGGAGATTTTTTCCTTAAACTAGAAATAGCAGAAAAATTTGGTGTTTATAATGTTATACCTTACAACGCATTTCATATTGAAAGATTAGAAGGACAAGACCCAAACAACCCAGCAGATATACAATATGCATTTAATCCTGATGGGGTATCAGCAGGTGGATATGGATATTATAATGTTCCTAATGCTGGTGATATAAATCAAAATTCTATCATATTTGATAATTATGAAATGGCTCACTTTAGGTTATTAACAGATACAAATTTTCTCCCATATGGTAGATCATATATAGAACCAGCACGTAAATTGTTTAAACAGTACACTTTAATGGAAGACGCCATGCTTATACATAGAATAGTAAGAGCACCTGAAAAACGTATTTTTTACATCAACGTAGGTAATATACCTCCAGCAGAAGTAGAAAACTTTATGCAAAAGACCATTTCTAAAATGAAACGTACTCCATATATAGACCAAGATACTGGAGAATATAATTTAAAATATAACATGCAAAACATGTTAGAGGATTTTTACATACCAATTAGAGGTAATGATACAGCTACTAAAATAGATACTACCCCAGGATTACAATATGATGGTATAGCAGATGTAGAATATTTAAGAGATAAATTGTTTGCAGCACTTAAAGTTCCAAAAGCATTTATTGGGTATGAAGGAGATGTGCAAGGTAAGGCAACATTAGCAGCACAAGATATTAGATTTGCTCGTACAATAGAAAGATTACAAAGAATATTAGTATCTGAATTACAAAAAATAGCATTAGTGCATTTATATACCCAAGGTTATAAAGATGAAAATCTAACAAACTTTGAACTATCAATGACAACTCCATCAATCATATACGATCAAGAAAGAGTAGCATTAATGACAGAAAAAATGACATTAGCTCAATCAATGGTAGATAGTAAAATTATCCCTACAGATTGGATATATGAAAATATTTTCCATTTTAGTGAAGATGAATATGATGAGTATAGAGACTTAGTTAAACAAGATGCTAAACGTGCATTTAGATTAAATCAAATAGAGGCAGAAGGTAACGATCCATTAGAAACAGGTAAATCTTATGGTACACCTCATGATTTAGCTTCATTATATGGGGTAGGAAGAACTCAATCAGACCCAGGTAATGTCCCAGATGGATATGATGAAAAAAATCCATTAGGTAGACCAAAAGAATCCAATACCGATCGAGGTAAACAAGAAAATGCATTTGGAAAAGACCCATTAGGTAGAAAAGGTATGAAGAATGACGATAATGAATCTAGTAGATTAAGACCTAAATTTAAAGGTGGTTCTCCATTAGCAATGGAGCAAAAGAACATGCTTAAAAAAGCACCAGGTCCAAAAAGAACAGGCAAAAAGTTAGTTTTTGAAGAAGAAAAAAGTGGAAACGGGCTACTTGATGAAAACCAATTGAAATAATAAAATATTTTTATATATTTATAACAAAACCAAACTGCAAGGGATGAACATAAAACATTCAAAGTACAAAAATTCTGGCATTCTTTTTGAATTATTAGTACGACAAATAACGGCTGATACATTAGATGGTATTGACTCACCAGCTAGAAAAATATTAAAAGAATATTTTGTTAAAACCGAACTAGGGAAGGAATATAAGTTATATGAACAATTATCTAAAAATTCTAATTTAACCGAAGCTAAAGCTAATTTAGTCTTAACTTCACTATTAGAAAACTCACTAAACTTGAATAGGAGTGCTTTAAAAAGACAAAAATATAACCTAATCAGTGAAATTAAAAAGTCATATGATTTAACTAAATTTTTTAGACATAAACTTCCACATTATAAAATTCAAGCTGCTTTTTACATGCTATCTGAAATGAAGGCAAGTAAAGAATTTTCTAATCCTAAATTAGAAATTAATAATAAACTTACTATCTTAGAACATTTATCTACAAAAGAAGTAGTAAAAGAATCTAGGGAAACAGTTATAGATGAATTTCAAAAATACGATAAAGATTTAAGAACACTTACATACCGAGTACTACTTGAAAAATTTAATAACAAATATGATACGTTATTAGAACCACAAAAAGAAATACTTAAAGAACTTATTACATCTATAGACAACACTCCTAGATTAAGAGAATTTCATAATGTTAAAGTAAATGAAATTAAAGAATCTTTAATAGATTTAAATACTAAAGTAACTGATAAAGTTACTAAAATTAAAATAGAAGAAGTAGTTAAAATATTACCTACACTAAGCAAAACATCTAAGGTTAAGGATGATGATTTAACCAACTTGTTACAATATTATGATTTAATAGAAGAACTTACAAATGTATAGGTTTAAATTAAAAGAAATAGAAGTAGGTGACACTGAAATTAGAGGTGGTAAAAAATCTACAGTAACAGATATTGATCCTGAAACTGGAGCAATAGAATGGGATGTAGCAGATGTAGCTGATTTTACTTCAACATATAAAGCACTTAAAAAGGCAAAAGATTTTATAGATTATTTAGATAAAAGTGCCGAAAAAACTAAAACAGATCCTAGAATAGATAAATTTGCAATAGATTTAGCAAGATTATTTAACGATTTTAGGTCTCATGTTAGAAAAGTATATCCTGAAGAATATAAAAGGGTATTAAGATTAAAAGAATCTATTAATGAGGGTCATGGTTTAGATCAAGGTGACTTAGATTATTTAGAAGACTTAGCTAATAGAACAGATAATGTAAAACTAAAAAAAATAGTTAAATTTCTAATTAAATCAAATATATTAGTAGATAAAACAAAGGATTTATCTAAGGGTAAAGAAGTAAATGAAGAAGAAGTTGAAGAAGGTGAAGGTATAGGATATTTAACACCGAATGCATTTGGTAAAAATAAAAAAGACGTCTATACTAGCCAATATGGATATAAATTAGTACCTAAAAAAATCAAAGGAGCAGGTACAATAGTAAAACAATTATTTGAATACAGCAATTTTCAACAAAAAAGAATTAATGTATTTGGAGAAATAGAAGATAGAATAAATAACATTTTACCAATGTTATCAAATGCTAAAAACGAAACAGCAGAATTTTATAATGAAAATCCTGGTTCATATGCAATAGTAGTCCCAACAGATTACATACTAGAAATATTAGACGAAGTAGAATTGAAATTAAAACAAGTACAAGACAAATGAAAACGCTAACCGAACAATACAGATTAATTAAAGAAGATAAA